AATGCGTTTTACTTCAGCAGTTCAATTTGGAATTGCTAGTGATTTAGTAGAATACGCATAGTAGATTAATTAACTAAGAAAACAGGGTAGGTGGTTTATCTATTTACCCTTTTTTTATAAATAAAATATAAATAATATGGCTTGTACATTAACAAAAGGTAGAAAATTACCTTGTAAATCAGCTTTTGGTGGTATCAAAAGTGTGCTATTTGCAGACTTTGGAACGATTGCTAGTGTTGCAACAGTTGATTCAACAGGAATATCTACAATAACAAACGGTTCTCCTGCACCTGCTTGGTTTCAGTATGATGTAAAAGGAAATTCTAGTTTAGAAACTACTGTAACAAGTAGCAGAGAAAACGGAACAACTTTCTACACACAAACATTAAATTTGACATTAACATTTTTAGATGGTCAAACTAACTTAGAATTACAAAGACTTGCACTTGCTAGACCATATGCAGTAGTCGTTGATTACTATGGAAATAGCTTTTTATGTGGATTAGAAAATGGAATGGAAGTAACAGGTGGAACTGTGGTAACAGGAGCAGCAGCAGGAGATTTAAGTGGGTTTACTCTAACATTTGAAGGAATGGAAGAAGATGCACCTTTATTTTTAAACGCTACACCTACAGCATCATCAGTAGCACCAATCGACCCAACACCAGTAGGAGTTCCTGCATAATAATTAGTTTTTTTTACAAATAAAATTAAGCATCCTAATTGGGTGCTTTTTTTTTGCTTTATTCTTTATGCAAATTGAACTAATAAATACGTTATATAAATAATGATTATATTAACTACATCAGCAGCATCTCAAAAATTCTCGGTAATTCCTAGACAATATGATGATACTGCTTTTACTATAAGATTAAGAGATGATAGCACTAATGTAACAGTTGATTATCTAAATCAATCAGGCACAACAGTAGGAAATTACTTACAAGTTAATCTTGCATTTGTTCCTGTTTTAGTTGAAGCACATTTTTATGATTTAGCTTTATTTATTGACTATAATTTTTGGAATACAAATAATAGTTTTTGGAATCTATATGACGTTTTATGGCAAATTGATTCTAATTTCAAAGAAGATATATATAAAGATAGAATATTTTGTACTGACCAAGACATAGACCAATTAAACGACAACGACCATTATGAAATAAATAAAGATAAATTTACAACATATAATGGGTATAATAATGAGTACATTGTAATATGAAAAATAGAAAAAGAAATAATTTAGGACAATTTGCTAAAGCATCTAAAGTTTCAGAGTTTGGATTTGTAAATTTAAGTACATATACAAGTCCTGAAATAAAAGAAGTAAATGGAAAAGACTGGATTGAATATGGAGCTGACAATAATTACTTTCAGTACCTAATAGACAGGTACAATGGAAGCCCAACTAATAATGCAGCTATTAACGGTATTAGTCAAGCTATTTACGGAAAAGGATTAAATGCAACTGATGCAAGTCGCAAACCTAATGAGTATGCACAGATGATTTCTTTATTTAAAAAAGATGTTGTTAGAAAACTATGTTATGACCTTAAATTAATGGGTCAATGTGCTGTTCAAGTCATTTACAATAAGAATAGAACTAGGATAGCTCAATTAGAGCATATGCCAATAGAAACATTACGTGCTGAAAAAGCAAATGATGAAGGAGATATACCTGCATATTACTATTTCAAGGATTGGGCTAATATTAAACGTAGTGACATTCCTTTAAGAATACCTGCATATGGTATGTCAAAAGAGAATATAGAGATTTATTATATAAAGCCTTATAAATCAGGGTTTTACTATTATTCACCTGTGGATTATCAAGGTGGCTTACAATACGCTGAATTAGAGGAAGAAGTATCTAATTATCATTTAAATAATATAATGAATGGTTTAGCTCCTAGTATGCTTATAAACTTTAACAATGGTACTCCTAATCAAGAGGAAAGACAAGCTATTGAAACTAAGATTGCACAGAAGTTTTCAGGAACATCTAATGCAGGTAAGTTTATATTAGCTTTTAATGATAACAAAGAAAGTCAAGCTGAAATAACGCCAGTACAATTAAGTGATGCACATAATCAATATCAATTTTTATCAGAAGAAGCACAGTCTAAGATTCAAGTTGCTCACAGGGTTGTATCGCCTTTTTTATTAGGTATTAGAACTAGTACAGGTTTCTCAAGTAATGCAGATGAGATTAAAACTGCATCTTTACTTATGGATAATACCGTTATAAGACCATTTCAGGAGCTTTTAATTGATTGCTTTGACCATTTACTATCTTTTAACGAAATAGCCTTAAATCTATACTTTACGACTTTACAGCCATTAGAATTTACTGAGGTTGATAGTTCAATACAAGACAAAGAGGATATTGAAGAAGAAACTGGTGTAGAAATGCAAAAATTTAGTCTTAAAAAGATAGATGGTAAAGAAGCATATAAAACAAAAGAAGAAGCTATAGCAAAAGCTGAAGAAATGGGATGTGGTGGTTATCACGAACACGAAGTTGAGGGTGACGTTTACTATATGCCTTGTGAAAATCATACAGAATTGAAAGCACCTTGTTGGGATAATTACGAACAATATGGTACTAAGATAAAAGATGGAAAAGAAGTACCTAATTGTATTCCTTTAGCAACTGAGTTATCTAATGAAATGGGAACTGCTATTTTAAACAACTTAAAGGGCGAGGTATTGTCAGATGATTGGGTGCAGATGGATGAGTTGTCAAACAATGAAGATATAAGTGATGAAGATTGGGCTACTCTTTGTATAAAAGAAAAGAAGAGCTTATTCACTAAATTAAAAGATGAGATATACTCTAAAAACAATGGTAGTGCTTTTAGTTATTTAGATTCTAAGAATTACAAAGTAAGATATAAATATGCAGTAGGTTCTCGTAAGTCTAGCTCATCAACAAGAGAGTTTTGTGCTAATATGATGAGTTTGTCACAAAAAGGTATAGTTTACAGATTAGAAGATATAGATAGAGCTTCAAGAGATGGAGTAAATAACCAATTAGGTCATAAAGGGAAAGCATATGACCTATTTAAATTTAAAGGTGGCATTTATTGTCGTCACAAATGGGTAAGAGTCTTATACGCTTTAGCAAGTAATACTGAACCCTCTGAAAACTTAGGTAACTATCAAAAGACTAGACAGATACCTGCTAGTTATTTAAAAAATCCAAGAGGTACATCAGAATCAAAAATAGCACCAGTTAATATGCCGAATCAAGGAGCATACCCAAAATAGAAAAATATGGCAACAGTATTATTTATAAATAGAACAGATTTAGTTAGAAACTCCATATTAGATGGTAATGTGGATACTGATAAGTTTATACAGTTCATTAAATTAGCACAAGAAATTCATATACAGAATTATATGGGTACTAAACTATATGAAGGTTTAACAACAGCAATTCCTAATATTGATGTACCTGCAAATGCTAGATGGAAAATTTTATTAAACGATTATATTGTTCCGATGTTAATATGGTTTGCACAAGTAGATTATATGCCTTTTGCAGCTTACCAAATTAAGAATGGTGGAGTATTTAAACATAGGTCTGAAAATGCAGATACTGTAAGCAAAGAAGAAGTAGATTTTTTAGTTGAAAAAGCAAGGACTAACGCTGAATGGTATTCAAGAAGGTTTATAGACTTTATGAGTTTTAATCAGACTACATATCCTGAGTACACTAGCAATATAAACGACGATATATATCCAAGTTATGATGCTACATTTAATGGATGGGTATTATGACGTATAAACCAAAAAATAAAAATATAGAAAAATTAAAAGTTTTTTTAAAAACATTTAAAATAAAAACAAAAAATTAAAGTATGGCAACTCTATTCAATACTAAAATATCAGTTACATATCCGGGTCTATTTAAGACTATTGATAATGTAGCATTAAGTGCAACTCTAAGAGAATTGACAGATGGTTCTGGAAACCAGTCAGGTCTGTTTTTAAACACAGCAGGAGACTTTAAAGTAAGTGCTATTTTAGAATGGGGTTCTTTAAAAGATACAG